TACGTTATTGACTCATACGAATCAGAAGAGGATCTTGACGAGGCATATGCACGTGTAACACTTAATAGACCACTGGAAGATAGCATTATTGAATTTGGCGCAACCTATACGGCAAGATCAGCAGTTCCTATTAGAACGCTGGGTGCTGATGGTACATTAACAATTAGAATTTCATTAACACGTGTTACATCACATGACTTACTTGACATTGGTACGGGATCTTACGCTGACACAAACTATCCAAACGAAATTTACGGTCCACCAGTTAATGCAATTAATGCCGACGGCGAAACAGAAGAAAGAGATGTTGGACGTGTGTTCTATGTAACCACTGACCAATATGGTAACTTTAGCGTTGGTCCTTACTTCCGAGTTGACCAAGGTACTGGTCGAGTAACATTCTCCGCAGCGATTGCGTTGAGTAACTTGGATGGTATTGGATTCAAGCGTGGTGTTCCAATTGCTGAATTCTCAACAGACTCAGGATTTACTGATAACGCTGTTGATACTGTACCAACGGAAAACGCAACAAGACTTTACATTGATAGAAGGCTTGGTGTAACCCATGGTGGTTCGTCAGTAACTGCTGACAACTTGATTCCACCGACCAGTGGTGGTTTTGTAGCATTAAGCGGACAGTTGGCTATGAAAGGCCAACTACAGATGGGTAATAATAAAATTGTACAGGTTGCAGATCCTGTGGATCCAACCGACGCATTAAACCTTAGAAGTTTAACATTTGATAACTTACAGAACTTTACCTTTAATAATCTTGAATCAAACCAAATATTGGTGTTTACTGGTAACGACAGAGATGCTATTAACTGTTCGGTGGTTGGAGATATCAGCCTAAACATTGATTCAACTGCAAACACAATTGATGCACAAATTAATCCTGATACAATTTTAGATGCTGATATCAATAGTGCTGCTGACATTGCGCAGAGCAAACTATTGATGAATCTTGGAACAACAAGAGCGGCTGCTCCTACAGGATCTGCTGCGGTCAAGCAGGCAGCAAGTGGTCTATCAAGTTATGACAGTGCAGTATTCACTGTAACTGATGGATTCGTAACACTAAAAGCCAATGGTGTTGCTAAAACTAAACTTGCACAGATTGCTGCCACAAGTGTATTGGGTAACAATACTCTTACAACTGCAAATGCTTCTGATGTGTCAATGGCTCAGGTCGTTGATACCGGTGGTGCTGTTAAGAAATCACAATTTTCAAGCGTTGGTTTCCTTGCAAGAATAAGTGCTTCGTCAAGTTCATTGGATGGCGACTATGCAGTAATCAACTACGCTGCTGGTTCAAGTTCAACGGTTGAAGCAAACAAATTAATTAGAAGAGATTCAAATGGTGACTTTGGTGGAAGATATGCTGACCTACAAGCACTTTATGTTGATGGTATTGAAACGCTTGACACTGGCACAACTGGATCGGGTGGTTTCGTAAGATTACACACATATGGAACCAACGGTGGTATCTATCTACAGGATGGTACGCTAACCACTGATAAGATTACTTACTATGATAATAACACCCACCAATTCAGAACACAGGCAGGTACTGCAAATGCTCCTATCATTGCTTCAAGCATACAGGTAAATGCAATTACAACTGGCGGAAACACAACCGCAGGAACGATAACTGGTAGATGGACGCTAACAGGAACATCACCAAACGAATCAAGATTTGAGGCAACATACTCAGCGGACGTTGCAGAATACTACGAGGGTGACAAGGAATACGAAGTCGGAACGGTGTTAGTATTTGGTGGTGACAAGGAAGTCACAACTTCAAACAAACAAGGCGATACAAGGGTAGCAGGTGTTGTATCCAACACGGCAGCCTATGTGATGTATACTGCTTGCCCAGGTGAGAAGAACCTTGTTGCATTGACTGGTAGAGTTCCTTGTAAAGTCGTAGGAAAAATTAAGAAGGGTGACATACTCGTAACAGCAGGTATACATGGTGTGGCAACAGTTTCAACAGATCCTAAGGTAGGAACAATTGTTGGTAAAGCCATCGAAGATTACGATAGTGATCATATTGGAACAATTCAAGTAGCGGTGGGCAGATCATAATGGCATACGATAATAATATAAATCCAGGAAAGGCTCCATTAGTCTGGAGCAGAATAAAATCAGCCTTTGATCAAATCAATGAAAACTTTTCAATCATTGGTGCTTCTGTTGCTGCTTATTCACCAATAACCATTGCAAACATTGACCAAAGCAATCCCGTAAAGATAACCTGTACGAGAGAGCACAACATGTCCAATGGATGGAGAGTGACTATCAGAAGTACGGGTGTTAGCCAACTTGACGACAATGATTATTATGTTCAGATTTCAAGCAATGATGAATTATTACTTTACAGCGATGAAGCACTAACCACTGCCGTCAATGGCACGGCATATGATGCATACTCATCCGGTGGTGGAACCATACAGGCATATTCAGACTTTGCATCAATAGATTTTGAAAATTTAACAACCAGCGTATCACCAGAAACGGGTTCAACATACTCATTGGGTGACTCAACAGATACATGGAAAAAATTATACATATCAGAATATTCAGACACTCCTGGCAATGAACAGAATGGTGTTTGGCTTGGTACTGCCCAGATCAAGGGTGCATCCGGTGTTGTTGATTTACCATTTGGTTCAACAATAAACGGTGACCTAATTATTGATCCTGAAAAAAGATATTTCCGTTACATTAATCTTGATGATGGAGATACAGTGGAAGCGGATCATACCAATGACACACTGTCAATTTACTCCGGTACAGGTATGCAATTGGTTGCTGGATCAGCCGCTGATAGCATCACAATCACAAACACAGGTGTAACACAACTTGCGGCTGGAACAGGTATAAGCGTAGATGCAGCAACAGGAAACATAACGGTTACAAATACGGGTGTAATTTCTGTATCAAATGGCACATCATTGCCAGCAATTGCAAGTGGAAGAAGTGCAGGAGTTGGAATTATAACAAGCGGTGCTACAGGAACTTTAACATTAACAAACACCGGTGTAATTGAAGTACAGGCTGGTACTGGTATTACCGTGTTTACTGATACGGCAACTGGTATCGCAACAATTACCAACAGTGCTCCGGCGGGTAATGCATTTAGATTCGTTTCAATATTTGGACAAACAACCATAGAAGCAGATGGTGTTGCTGATACACTTGAAATTGCGGAAGGTTATGGAATCACTTTAACAACTGATGCCCCTAACGATAAGGTCACTGTTAGTTTTGATAATACTGTCGATATCATCGGATCAGTGTTCGGAGATGACTCAACCAAGATAGTTGATGCAGTGGAAAACAAAGTTTATGCTGCTGGTGGATTCTTTGGCAATCTAACAGGAAATGTTACGGGTAATATTACTGGAGATGTTACAGGCAATGTAACTGGAAACTTGGTAGGCGATACAACAGGTTACCACACTGGAGATGTTAAAGGTTCAGTTTTTGGAGATGATTCTACAAAGATTGTTGATGCTGTAGAAAACAAAGTTTATGCAGATGAACTTTGGGGCACATTGAGAGGCCAAACTTGGATGGCTGGATATGACGGTTACCTTACTATTGCAAATGGTGGCTCTACTGGTCCAGGTGCTATACAGATTGTTGCATCAGCCAATTTAGATTTAACAGCAGGCTCAGGATACACAATTAATGCAAATAGAAATATTGTTGCATCGGGCGGAGTTACAGGTAATGTTACAGGTAATTTAACTGGTTATCAAACAGGTGACATGACTGGTTCAGTATTTGCTGATGATTCAACAAAACTTGTTGATGCAGTGGAAGGAAAAATTGTAGGACCAATTGAATCAGAAAGTATTTCCGGTAACCTAACAGGTTCGGTGTTTGCTGATGATTCAACAACCATAATAGATGGTCCAACAGGAACGGTCGCTGGTATACACGTTCCAGGATCTACCACTCCAGCAAGCGAATTTGCAGATGGTCAGACATACGAAATTAGAGTTGATGACAGTTTTATTTGGGTTAAGACAAGTACTGGTGCTTGGAAAAAAGCAACATTGGGAAGTTTTTAGGGGCGTAGATAAATGGCTAAGCGTACAATAAATATCGGAACAAGCGCAAACGACAGAACGGGCGATACCCTACGAACTGCCTTTAACAAGATTAATCAAAACTTTAATGAGTTATATGTTGGGCCTCCACAACTTACGCAGGCTGAAATAGATGCACTCACACCAGTTTTTGGTATGATGGTTTACAATACAACAACAGGAAAATTTCAAGGGTATGCTGCTGATGCAAATAATGACAGTGCAGCAGGGTGGGCAGATCTCCACTAAATATAGATATAGGAAGCGAAATGGCAGACATTCAAACAATTAATATAGGTAACGTGGTAAACGATGGTCTTGGTGATGATCTAAGAACCGCGTTTCAAAAGGTCAATGCCAACTTTGCTGATCTTAATGCCGAACTTACAGTTACGGTAACAAATACGGGAACAACAGGTGTTGGTCTTTTTAAGGAAAAGGTTGGTAGCGAATTAAGATTTAAGAAACTTGTTTCTGGTACTAAGATAGTTCTTGATGAAGCAACAGATAGTATCATAGTTAATAATACGGAACCAGATGCATTTACAAGAATTGATACTGACAGTGGAACATTGCAGGCTTCTGCTAATCAACAAATTACAATTCAAGGAACAGCATCAACTGGTTCTCAGACAGGAGTCAAGGATATTGAAGTTACCGCACTTGCTGGAAGTGGTGTAATCAATATTAAAAATACCATTCCCGTAACGGAATATCTAACTTCTTTCGATTTTGGACCAATTTCTGAAACTGGGTTTACCAATGCTTTACAACTTGCTTTCACGGCTGCCAATATTGACTTTGCAACTCTAACTATTGATTCTGATTTAAATTTGGACTGTGGCGGTCTAACGTAGGAGGCAACTAATGGCAGTAACTTGGATAACGCCAGCAGGAGACCTTGGAACACTTGAAGAAAGAATTACAGTTAACATAGTACTCCAAGCATCAACTGATATCGGTAATCTACAATACAAAATTATTGCGGGTTCACTACCTACGGGTTTATATCTTGATCAAGCCACAGGAGCAATAAAAGGAACTCCTGGAGAAGTAACTAAATTTACCGAAAAAAGATTTGTCGTTAGGGCGTACGATGCCCAAGACGAGAAAGATAGAACATTTAAATTGTTCGTTGATGGGTCTGACTTTCCTGAATGGATCACACAAGAAGGATTCCTTAAAGTAGGAGAAGGTGAAGCATACTTTGTTCTTGATGATTCAAGAGTAGATTTTCAACTTGAAGCAACTGACAGAGATCTTGTTGCTGGAGATGTTTTACAGTATTATGTTATTCCTAACAGTGGAACACTGCCTCCGGGTCTAACACTTTCAAAAACAGGAAGAATAACAGGATTCACGGAGCCTGTTGCTGCAATTGATTACACATCAACACCTACTGGAGCATATGATACACATTCATTTGATACGGTTCCACTTGATATAGCCAAGAATAATTCAACTGGTTTTGATTCATATTATTATGATGACCAAAGATATGACTATGGTGAGCAAGGAAGAACTCCTAAAAAATTAAGTAGAATATACACCTTTGGTGTTGCAATAACTGATGGTGTTAACGCAGTAAGCAGAACGTTTAAAATCTATGTTGTAACTGAAGAATTTTTACAAGCAGACAATACTCTTATTCAGGTTGACACTAATCTATTCCAAGCAGATTCAAGCAGAGATAGAAAACCACTTTGGATCACTGATTCAAATCTTGGAAGATACAGAGCAAACAATTATGTTACAATATTCCTTGATGTATATGATCCCCCATCGTTGACTGGTACAATAAGTTATTTTCTTTTAGAAACTAATCCAGATGATGGAACTCCAAGCGTTTTACCTCCTGGGTTGGTGCTGGATGGGCAATCTGGTGAACTCGCAGGTAAAATTCCTTACCAGGCAGCGGTTACTGAAAATTATAAATTTTCAATGGAAGCAGTAAACTTTCCACCTTCTTTGGCACAAGGCACATACAATCTAAGGGGAAATTGGAGTTCAACAACTGCATATGCAGTCAATGATGCAATTAAATTTGGGAATTTGCTATATGTCTGTGTTAAGGATAATATTGGAGAAATACCAGAAGACAATGAGGAATATTGGAATCTTGGAGTGTCAAGTGCTGTTAAAACATTTACGGTTGACATCATAGGTGAAATAGAAAGTGCTATTGAATGGATTTCAAATACCGATGTCGGAACCATCAAACCAAATCAACCAAGTAGATTGTTTGTTGAGGCGCGAAGTCTGTTATATGGCGGAAGAATAAGATACGAACTTGTTTCGGGTGAGGTACCTCCAGGATTAACATTTCTACCAACCGGAATACTACAGGGTAAGGTAAGACAGTTTTCCGATAGTGATCAAGATGGGTTGACAAGATTCTATGATCAGGACAGTGCATTGATTGATTCTACAGGTTCAAGAAGTTTTAATACAACGTTTGATGATGATCAAACGAGTTACGACAAGATTTTTAATTTCAAAGTTAAAGCAATTGACGGTGCAAATTTTGCTGAATCCGAAAAAGACTTTACCATAAAGGTCGTGGCTGAAAATGAAAAGACATTTTCTAATCTTTATTGCAAGGCATTACAAAGCAAAGAAAAGAGATTCAGTTGGTTTAACTTTATTACTGACGGAACCGTGTTTGTTCCTGAGGATATGTATCGATATGGAGATGAAAATTTTGGTGTTCAAGCAGAATTGAAGACTTTATTATTTGCTGGAATTGAAAGTGTTGAAGCGGTAAGATACATACAGGCAATGAGTAGAAATCATTATAGAAAAAGATTCACATTTGGAGATCTGAGATCAGCCAAAGCAAAAGATCCGGAAACACAGGAAACAATTTATGAAGCCATTTATATTGATCTAAAAGATGAATATGAAAAAGAAGATGGCACGAGCATAAATGCTGAGATTGAATTAAAGGATAACATCAACAGCAAGGTATTGGTTAGCCAGAGTTCAATAAGGATCGACAGTGATATTCCGCTTGTTAGTGATAGCGATTTACAGAAAGTATTTCCAAATTCAGTAAAAAACATGAGAGGAAGAATTAGAGCGATCGGAGAAAGAGATCGTGAATTTTTGCCTCTTTGGATGCGTAGCATACAGGATACGGGAACAGTAGAATTAGGATATACAAAGGCCCTGGTGCTTTGTTATACCAAACCCGGAAGATCAGAATCTATAATGGCTAAAATTAGAGCCAAGGGATTTGACTTTAAACTAATAGATTTTGTTGCAGATCGTTACATCATTGATATAGTCAACGGAGAAATACAGGATCAATACCTAAAATTTCCGCAGGAATCAATAACAAAACAGAATGAATCATATCCTAAGACGCAGGATATAAGCATATGATAAATACATACGTTAACAATTGGAGATAAACAGTGGCGAGCAATATTAATTATTTGAGCATCAATGAAAATTTTCCTGTTGCTGGACAGGACAATGATACTCAGGTTTTCAGAGATAACTTTGATACCATTAAAACCAGCCTAAGATATGCAAAAGACGAAATCACAGACCTTCAGACTGACTCTGCAAGGCTTGATCTTGATAATGATTTTTCATTAAACAAGATTCAAAACGCACTTCTCCAAAATAACAGAACACAGAAATTTGATGCTGGCGCTGTAACAGCAAGTCCTACCACTGTTGACTACCAAAATGGTAACTATCAAATTTACAGAGTTGGTGCTAATTTGACCATGGATTTCTTAAACTTTCCAGGAGATCCTGTTTTTGTTTCTGAATCTACTCCAATTGGCATGGGCAAGGTCACTCTTGAACTGTATGGCGATGGAACCAAGAGACTCGTAACAGTATTAACATCAGGCGGTACAATTACTAAAAAATCCAATTTTCCTGCATTAACAGAAGCAGGTGTTCACACGTTTGAAGTTACATCGACCACTGATCCTGTAATTATTGAAGTGTGGAGACACAGTGCAGATAAAATTTTCCTACACTACATTGGACAGTTCAGTTAATCATTATGTTTCACCCCTTCGAAGAAGATGTAACACAATTATCGGACACACAATTAACCGATAGAATATCCGAATTGGGGAAAAAATATACCCAAGCCGCACGTTTAGGTAAGGGTCAACTGTTGACACAACTCCAAACATTTGTTACAATATATAGAGATGAGATTACAAGAAGAGCAATGGCATCGAAATTACGTGCAAATGATGATAAGGATTTGGATCAACTAATTAATGTGGAATAAAACAAACACAATCGATCAGATAGTAAAAGGCGTTACAAAACACGGTACTGACATTTTGGAACACTGTGTTACTAATGACGACCTAACGAACTATATTGATAGAATACAAAGTGAGTTTTTAAGTTATCCAATTCCAAAAAAAGAATTTAATCCTAATAATTGGTTCATGCCAGACGCCTATAAAGAGATGGATATCAAAAAATATGTGTTAGATTTGTGCAGAACAGATGAAGAAATAGATAGGGTTAAGATTGAATTGGCTGAATATGAAAAACGCAATTTACTCATGTTGTTAAAACAAATGAAATACATAGTAGATACATTGCGAAAAAACAATATCGTTTGGGGTGTAGGACGTGGATCAAGCGTAGCAAGTTATGTGCTTCATTTATTAGGGGTCCACAAGATAAATTCTATTAAATACGATATACCACTAAACGAATTCTTTAAAGGAGAATAATATGGGAACAATTAGAAGTATGCGAGGAAGAGAGATTGATATGGAGAAACTCAATCTTAAAAACGAAGAATTGCCAGCAGTTGGTAATATGAAAGTAAATGCTCGCGGTGATGAAATTGGCAAGGGTGGAAAAGTAATCAGAACCAGAGAACAGGTTTTACAAGATTATTACAAGAAAAACCCAAGAGCCGTAAAAGAAGAAATAGTAAACAGAAAGAAAAACTAATAGGTGAGAAATGATTAAAGGCAAAGTAAGACCAATCCATGCCGATGTACTAATTTGTGATATGTACTTTGGTGAAATGAAAACAGCAGGTGGATTGTATATTCCATCGGATGATGCGAAAACCCACGGTGTTAAACCAAGATGGGGTAGGGTCTATGCCAAAGGTCCAGAAAATAATGAGGATTATCAAGTGGGTGATTGGATCCTCGTTGAACATGGTCGCTGGACAAGAAAGTTCAAAATAGAAGACGAAAACGGTGATAAGTTAGAAATTCAAAAAGTTGAACTTGAAGCAATCATTGCATATCAAAAAGAAAAACCTAACGATCTTGCCTATTGGGGTAAAGAGTATAACGACGGCGAAGCAGCCACTATTGATCCAAGCCTATTTGTTAATAATTAGACTGCTGTAGGAACTCCAAAAACATCAAGTTTATCTTCACGAACACAATAGACCATGTCTATTGGTTTTAGTTGAAACTCTATCTGCATATCTCTTTTAATTGAACCAGCATTGTAGCCAACATAAAGTTTGCATTCTTCCACTGTATCAAACTTAGGTTGCTGATACCAGAATACATCCTTGCTGCCGTCGGGATAGGTTCCCATCATTAACACTATTATGAACCATTTCATAACAGTATTTAGATATAAAATAGCAGTTAATAACTGAGTGCTTTATCTGGACACAGCCTAAAGGTCAATGCCTTTCTCGGCCCACGTGTGGTGTTTATGGATACCTCCCCTGACTTTGGATGGAATTCAATTTTGGTAATCTTAGCCTTGCTATTGTTCTTGCCAACAAGGATTTCTTGGCCTACTTCGAGGTTTAAATTAAGATTTCTAATCATGGGATTCTCCTTTTGCATAACGATTGTTATAAAAATATTTACCAGATTGCTTGACAGTAATTAACAGATAGTATATAATATATGTAAATTAGAGGAGTTTAAATTGTCTAACATTGATCTAAACAAATACAAGGAATTCGTAGAAAAGGTTACATCTGACGAATCAAATGATCCAAATCGCTTGTATGGACGCTTGGGATATCTAAGTGGCTATGCACACAAAACAGAAGCAGAAGTGCAGGACGAAGCACCGTGCAATGTTTCATTACTGCTTACTGGTGGCATCGGTTTGAGTTCAGAAACTGGAGAACTAAATGAAATTATTAAAAAGGTTATATTCCAAGGCAAACCTTGGAACGAGGATGTTCGCTTTCACCTTAAACGAGAACTGGGCGATATTCTTTGGTATTGGGTTAATACTTGCAGAGCATTGGATCTTGACCCTAACGAAGTAGTGGAGGAAAACGTGGAGAAACTCAAGGCACGATATCCAGGCGGAGAGTTTGATGTGCATTACAGCGAAAATAGGAAGGACGGAGATCTCTAAGAAGAAGCCAGATAATGTAGTGGATAATCCAAACTCACTACCATATCCTACAAATGTTGGTGCTCCTGCATTTACCATTCCTGACGTCCTTAAACACAAGAATGAACGCGGAGTGAATGCAACACATCATTTGGAAACACGATTCGAGGAACTAAAACGGAAATATTTTGATTTAGTTTCTCTTGCAGAAGATACCGAACTCGTGTATAATGCAAAGTATGCTTTTATTCCTGTCGTGGGAAAGACGTATCATCTATATGTAGGATACGATGATAAACTGTTCCTAAGCATAATAGAACCGGAAAGAGTTTCTTGGGATTGCAAGGGCAGTTTTAAACTCACGGCAGACAGCACTTGGGAGAGACAATGAAATTTAAAAGTTCAAGTATAGAAGGCGTAGTTGTTAAGAATGACGACCGCTATATTGTAAAGGACAATACAACACTAAAAAATCTTGTTGTTAGTAGCACAAGATTAAATCCACGCAAAAGCACAAGCGGACACAAGCATGAAGGACAGGAAGAAGTTTACATGTTCTTAGAAGGTCACGGAACAATGGAACTTGACGATGTGACTTATAATGTTGAAGCGGGCGATACTGTTTTAATAGAAGACGGTGTGTTTCATCGTGTTCACGCAGGCACGGAAGAATTATATTTTGTATGCGTATTTGACGGAAGGAGAAAGTTTTGAAATCATTTATAGTATATGTATGGATGATCGCAGCCTACAATGGCAATCCCATTGTGGTGGGTGAATTTGAAAACTGTGATCAGGGCATTGCCACAGCAAATAATTTTTTCCCAGGATATGTTGCACTACATTGCATTACGCCTGATCTAACACCTCCCGGAGGCGTTGCTCTGTGAGGATAGGGTTTACAGCATCAGCATTTGATCTGTTCCACAGCGGACACGTGGCAATGTTGAAAGAAGCAAGATCAAATTGTGATTATATGATTGTAGGATTACAAACTGATCCCACAATTGATAGACCCGAAAAGAACAAACCCGTCCAAAGTGTATTTGAAAGATACGTGCAATTGGAAGGCTGCAAGTATATTGACGAAATCATTCCCTATGCAACTGAACAGGATCTTTTGGACATATTCCTAACCTACAAGATTGACGTTCGCTTTATTGGAGAAGAATACAAGTCCAAAGATTATACGGGCAAACAATTATGTCTTGACAAGGGCATAGAAATATACTATAATAGTAGACAACACTCATTTAGCACGAGTGGTTTACGTAAAAGGATAAAGGATACAAAATGAAACTTCCGGATGGATTACAAAAAACAGGAATTACAACTATGGGTGCTGCCGGTATAGCACTTATGGTTTTACATATCATGGGATACTTAACAGGCTGGGCGTGGCCTATATTGTACGTGATTATGATACTAACAGCATTTGCTTCGGAAACTTCTAATAAGGTAAGAATGTAATGAAAGAATTATGGGTAGAAAAATATCGTCCTAAGTCATTGGATGGTTATGTTTTTAGAGATGAGCATCAACGAAAACAAGCACAGAGCTGGATTAAAGAAAAATCAATTCCACATTTATTGTTTAGTGGTGCGGCGGGCATTGGTAAGACCACAATGGCCAAGATTCTCATCAACGAACTTGAGATACCCGATTATGATGTTTTAGAAATTAACGCATCACGAACAAACTCTGTTGATGCTGTTCGTGATAAGATCACAAACTTTGTGCAGATGATTCCATTTGGTCCATTCAAGGTTGTGCTACTTGATGAGGCTGATTACTTGAGTCCAAACGCACAGGCAGCACTGCGTGGTGTTATGGAAGAGTATCACAGCACAGCACGTTTTATTCTTACTTGTAACTATCCTAACAGAATTATTCCTGCACTGCATTCACGTTGCCAGGGCTATCACATTGAACGAATTGACCAAACAGAATTTACGGCAAGGGTGGCAACAATCCTCGTAGAAGAAAAAATAGATGTTGATCTTGAAACGCTTGATCTGTACGTAAAAGCAACATATCCGGATTTGAGAAAATGCATCAACATGGTGCAACAAAATGTTAGTGATGGCAAACTGCATGCTCCAAGCAAGGGCGATGAAGGTGCCGCTGATTGGAAGTTTGACATGGTTGAATTGTTTAAGGCAGGCAAGATTACAGAAGCAAGACAATTGCTTTGCGGAAAACTAAAAGCAGAAGAAATGGAAGAAGTTTATCGTTGGCTGTATGACAATTTAGAAATTTTTGGTGAAGAAGAAAAACAGGACACGGCTGTCTTGATTATTAAACAGGGACTTGTGGATCACACATTAGTTGCTGATCCGGAAATAAATCTTGCCGCGGTGTTAATTAAACTGGCAAGGTTATAGTTGAAAATAAGATATTATCATAAGATAGATGGTTGGAGATGGTTAGGATTCATACTGGCAATGGTCAGTGCATTCACACTGAGCGGTGGTAATCCCAATGTGCAGTGGATGGGTTGGGCAGTTGCTCTCGCATCATGTAGCATATGGATTTGGATGGGAATTAAGGACAAGGATGTGCCGAGGGCACTCATGGAGTTAATGTATTTGTTATTGGCTGTTAGAGGTGTTTGGAATTGGTTAGAGATTAACTAATGATTCTTGATAAAATTAGACAGGCAGGCGAGGATCTTAGGATGCTTGAAGGACACGACAGGCTACAATATCTGGTAGACAAGGCACGAGAAGTAGAACCCTTACCGGAAGAAGCCAAGACAGAACAGAACAGGATACATGGCTGTGCCTCAAAGTTGTGGATCATAGGTGGCGCAGATAAAGATAACTTGATGCGTTATCGAGCAGATGGCGATGCATTCATTACAAAGGGAACTGCCAAGGTAGTTACGGACATCGTGAATGGTTGCCATAAAAGCGAAGTGGCACATCTCACAGTTGATGACTTTGAACAATTAGGCATCAAGGAACTGCTTACAATGCAGAGACAAAGCGGCTTGGGGCAACTAATTAATAGAATAATAGGAATAGCAAATGCTTAGGAGTATAATATGGCACACTTAGTAGATGATAGATGTATTAATTGTAGACACACAACTTGTGTTAGCGTTTGCCCCGTAGATTGTTTTTACGAGGGAGAAAATATGTTGGTAATTAATCCAAGCGAATGTATCGATTGTGGTGTATGCATTCCGGAATGTCCGGAAGAAGCAATATACCAAACAGACGATGTCAACGATCCTTGGTACAAACACAACGAATATTTTTCAGAAATATGGCCAAATATTACTAAACAGAGAACACCAATGTTTGAATACAGTCATTGGGCCGGAAAAGAAAAAGGCGAAAAGACAAAATATTTTAAGAAAGGGCCAGGAGGAAAGCCTGATCCAAGATTAGGAGAAAAGTAAAATATTGGGGGATCTAATGACCCCCCAAGGTATTATTCGTCGCCGTAGATTTCTAAAATTTCCTTAACCGCTTCGTGTCTTTCTATATCATGTTTTGTAAAGCGGCAGATATCAACATACTGATGGTTATTAAAGTTGTTATACAACCCAAGGAACTGAAGTAACCCATTATTGCTTGGCCTATCAGCCTGTTGCAAATCACCGGTTACCACCATCTTTGATCCTTCGCCCAATCTTGTCAGCAACATTTTCATCTGACTTGGCGTTGCGTTTTGCATTTCATCCGCTATGATAACGGAGTTTTTAAATGTTCTACCTCGCATGTATGCGAGTGGTGCTACTTCAACTATTCCCTCTCTTACTTGTCTTTCAATTTCAGCCTGGCAGAAGTTGTCAGAAAAAACGTCAAAAATAGGACGAGTCCATGGTGCCATTTTTTCATTTAAATCTCCTGGCAAAAATCCATGTTGTTCATCCACCGAGACCGCAGGTCTTGTAATTACGATCTTATCGCACAATTTGTCCTTGAATTCATTAATGGCCCATTGGACAGCAATCATGGTTTTACCCGTTCCTGCAGGACCAATAGCAAACACGATGTGTTTGTCTTCTGTGTCCAGCATTTTTAAGTAAATTTCCTGACTGAAATTTTTGGGAGTAATGTGTATTCTTTTTGATTTGTGAGAGTTGATGTTTACGATGTTGCTATACGCTGCGTTGTGACCCGCATGGGCCTTGTGTTTTCTCTTCATATTAAGGAATATCCTCCGTGTTTGAAAAAAGCCCAGACACGGCGTCTTAATATATCCAGCGATGTAAAAAGTCCGTATCCGAACATACTATTATTTAATGGAAGATTTAAGAAATAATAGCGTAACATATTAAAAACGATAAATACATTAGGAGACTAATATGGCCAGCATAAAAGAAATTATTGATAATATTGAACAGATTTATGGTTCTAACAACAGTTTAAACCTTCTAAAGGACTTTGAGCGTGTTGTTGACGAATTAGACTTATACGTCTATGATAACTGGATGGACGGTGAGTTAGCAGAAGGACCCAAAGAAGATAGGTACTTTGTAGAATGCACATTTATGTGGCCCAAGGAAAATATGCCAGAACCGGCTGGCGGAAAGCGATTGCTTGAATATGGATGTAAAGTATCATATGCAGAATCCATGCTTAAAGAAGTTAGAAAAATAAAAACTCCAGATGATATTCGACCAGGAACAAAAAAAGGTAAAATTGACTACAAACCAATATGGATGGTAAAGATCAAGATGCCTAAGAGATTAATGAAGAACATTGATAGAGGATATACTAACCTTGATAGAAATAAGGTTCAGGATGTTCTAAATCAAGGTAACAATATCTTAGAACCAGTTGAGCAAATGGCACCACAAGGCGAGACGGATGAACAATAAACAGGACAAAAAAGTTTTAGAAGAAGGTCTTCGCAAAGGAGATCTCCAGGAAATGATCTATTCTATTTTTGAAATAGACACATTTAGATCGAAGATGGGAGAGGATAAAGATGTTTGTGTTTTAACATTCCAATCAAAGGATAGATATCCAGCAAAGGACTTTATGGAATTTGTCGAAAAAGGTTATCCATTTGTATTGGATGCTGATGTTAGTGCAGGAGAAAATAAGGATGGAGAATATTCTATTTTTGTAGAGATTGAAAGAACTCCTAAACTGGCAGATGACATTATGGAAATGTTATACGGACTTTCGAGATTAACAAATGTTAATGATTGGGAATATAAGTTTTATAAAAATAATGAGTTGGTAAAGGCAACAACTGAAAATTTAAGATCGATTCCTAATTCACCTAAGATGTATGAAGCGTCCATGCAGAAATTTAGAACCGAGGAAGTTAAGAGTTTCTTTGATAAAACATTGATGGACGATTTGACTCTTGATGAAAATATTATTACCATTCATAAACCTTTTGGAAATGTTTACAAATTTGAAATGGTTGATGAAGGTATAAACGAAGGTGTTAATGAAGCCCCAGCCGTTGACGAACATGCAATGGCAGAAATTTTTTGGTTAACAAAAGTAATGGGCAATTATGACATTAACAAATATGGTGAGAATTTTCTTTTCACCAATGGAAGTAAAACTAAATTACTTAAAAGGGTAAATTAAAATGGCTGCAGAAAACTATGACAAGTGTTTAGAAACTATTCTACATCACGAAGGTGGGTACGTAAACCATCCAAAGGATCCAGGCGGAGAAACTAACCTGGGTGTTACAAAAAGAGTTTATGAAGATTGGGGCGGAACCAAGGACATGAAAGACCTAACTGTTGAGGATGTTGCTCCTATCTACAGAAAGAATTATTGGGATAGAATGAAGTGTGACGATATTCCAGCAGGACTTGACCTTTGTGTATTTGACTTTGGTGTTAATGCAGGAACAGGCCGTTCAGCAAAATACTTACAAACCATGATCGGAACAGTTGCTGATGGCGGCATTGGTCCTAACACTCTTAGGGCGTTAGATGCATATATCGATGCTAATGGTATTGAAGGTGCTATTAAAAACTTTCAAGAAGCACGTCAAGGGTATTATGAATCATTAAGCACCTTTGAAACATTTGGTAGAGGATGGACTCGCAGAGTTACGGAAACTACCGAACTTGCACTATCAATGGTATGAGCAAAGTCTGTCTAAATTGCGGAAGAGAACACGAAGGTAAGTTAGTAGAAACTTTTACCGACGGCGATAACAATCCAGTGGAGATAGTTGTTTGTGAACACGCAAGGTATGATACCATGACAATAGATGAATTTTGGAGGCAACATGTTTAGTTCAATTAGAATTGCTATCATACTGGTAATAATCACAGCGGCTGCTGGAGGGTTTTTCTATGTTAAAAAATTACAGAGTGATTTAGAAACAGCAAGAGCCAATGTAGCCAAGATGGAAGTGGCTCTGGAAACCAGCGAGAACTCATTGAAACTTGAAAGAGCCGAAACTGTTAGATTGGGAGAACTCAATCTTCAGTTATCAAGCGATTTACAAAAGGCGGAGAAGTATGGAGATGAACTCCGTGCTACTCTACAGAAACATAACTTAACACACTTGGCTAACAAGAAGCCAGGTTTAATTGAAAAGAGGATGCAAAATGCGACTGATAAACTATGGGATGATCTTGAGTCTATCACTGACCCTAATGCTAACATCGGGGTGCAGCCTACTCAGACCGGAACCAAAGATAGTAACAGTAACTAATACGGTTAAGACTACCGTTCCTATTGTTGCACAGCCTAAAGCAGTTCGATTGAACGATGTTAAGATCTATGTGGTTTCAAAAGAGAACTACGAGGAATTCGTAAAGGAATTTGAAGCGAAGAATGGTAGCGATGCTTACATTGCTATTTCAGTCAAGGACTATGAAAATCTTTCATTAAACTTTGCTGAACTAAGACGTTACATAGAACAGCAGAAACAAATCATCGTGTACTATGAAAACGCTGTTAAGCCAGAGGATAAAACGGATAAGACAGAATAAATATGTATATTAAGGAGCGAATCAAATGGCAGAAGATAAAATTATAGTTCCAGCAGACAAGGATACTGCTTCAAAAAAAGTATCAGTCGAATTGGAAGTTGATACAAGCGTAAAGGACCTTGGTCCAAATCCCTACGCTAAATTAATTCATTTAGCAAGAGCGGTGGATAGTTGGAGAATTTTTCCAAGAGTATTCATCACAACATACATTATTTTGTTATACAAATGTGTAATTTGGTATATGGAACTTCCAAATCCAACCATGGAACAATCCGGTTTGATTAGTATTGTTGTTGGTGCTGGTGCTGCTTGGTTTGGTTTGTATACTGGATCCAGCAAGAAAATCGACAAATAAAAATTTTCGGACACTTAACATCTGTGTTAAATAATAAAGGATTGCTTAAGGAGGATCCTTTAATACACCATGGATTATTACGAACAGTTAGGCGTCAAAAGAAACGCTACCCAGGATGAAATAAAACAGGCATATCGAAAACTTGCCATGAAACACCATCCTGACCGCGGTGGTGATCAAATTAGATTCCAACACATCAATGAAGCATACGATGCATTAAAAGACCCGGACACCAGAGCAAAATATGATGCTTATGGCGAAAGGGGTGCTGGATTTGGTAATGCCAATCAATATAGGTCAGGTCCCGGAGGTTATGAGTTCCATTGGGATAGTGCAGGTTCACCATTCAGCGGAATGGATGATCTTTTTCAATATTTTGGATTTAGAGGAAATAACAGTCGAGCTAAAAATAGACCAATAAACATTCCTCTTGATATTACTCTTGAAGATGTACTTGAAGGTAAAAATATTTCCTTTGAATTGCAATTGCCAAGCGGTAGAACAAAATTAATTACAGTTGATGTTCCGCCAGGAATCCAAGATGGGCAACAGATTAGATACGAAGGAATGGGTGATGACAGTCATAGAGGATTGAAAATTGGCGATGTTATCATTACTGTAAGAATTCGTAATCACCCCATCTTCGAACGTCACGGAGATAATATACTATGTGAGGCAACAGTCGGAGTTATTGATTTAATTTTGGGAGGGCAAACTGTTGTTCAAACACTTTCCGGAAAAAATCTTACGATAAACGTTCCGGCAGGTACGCAGCCAGATACTGTTCTAAGTTGCAAAGGTGAGGGATTACCTAATTTAAGAACAAAAATTAGAGGAAATCTTTTGGTTAGGATTAAGGGAATAGTTCCAAGGAATTTATCCCAAGCCCAAAAAGACAAACTCGAAAGGTTAAGGAATGGAATATAAATTAGATATTGACTATAAATTAGGTTTACACGAAGCATTAAATCAAGCCAGCGATGTTTGGGAGTTTGATAAGGAAAAATACGATCCGGAAAAACTCGAATGGGACATGTGTAACTTTATGATCAATCATAAAGGCATAGGGTTAGCGGCTAATCAAATAGATTTAAAGAAAAGAGTTTTTGTAATGGGTAGCACTGACCTACCTAATTTTCCCAAACCGTTTGCACTATTCAATCCAACTATACTCGAAGCCAGCAAGGAAAGAGTATTGGATACAGAAGGCTGTTTAAGTTTTCCAGGACTATTACTAAAGGTTTCAAGACCTGCATGGATAGTAGGACAGTGGCAAAATGCGAAAGGTGAAACCAAGGAAGCAAGGATTGAGGGTTACCTTGCCAAGTGCTTCCAACACGAATTTGATCACCTAAATGGAATCTGTTTTGTTGACAGAGTGGGTAAACTGAAGTTACAATTAGCATTAAAGAAATTAAACAAATTAAGGAAAAAAATAAGAAATGATTGAACCAAGCAAACAACTACAACAGATTTTTGATTCGTCGGTAAACATTGCTAAGAATTTAAATCATAGATTAATCACTATAGAACATTTAGTTTATGCAATAGTTTCTGATAAAGATGCAGCAGCAGGTCTAAAGGAATTTGGTGTTGATGTTGCGTACATCCAAACTAATCTTGATCATTATCTTAAGAACAATCTAAAGGATATCATTAGTACTGAAAATGTTTTACCTAAAAAAACTAACACAGTTGAACGAGTGCTTAATAGATGTTTTACACAGGTGCTATTCAGCGGTAGAAATCAAATGGAAACTGCTGATGTAATTATTAGTGTGCTTTCAGAAAAAAATTCATTTGCATTTTATTTCCTTACAAAGGGCGGAATCGTAAAAGAAAAATTTGTTCAACACTTCCAAGAAAACTTTATTGGAAACGATGACGGTGATTGGGGTATGGAATCACCTGATGAAGCCGCATTAACAAACAATCAATTAGACAAAATTATTAATCAATTCTGTGATGATCTTTCAATGAAAGCAAAACAAAGATTAATCGATCCTGTAATTGGCAGAGGTAAAGAATTGGAAGACATAACACTCGTATTAGCACGTAGATCTAAAAGTAACGTGTTGATGGTAGGAGAGCCAGGTGTTGGTAAGACTGCTATTGCAGAAGGATTAGCACGTAAGATTTTTGAAAAGAAAGTACCCAAGTTTATCCAGGATCATAAAGTGTTTACACTTGACATTGGTGCATTAGTAGCAGGTAGCAAATATAGAGGTGATTTCGAAGAAAGAATTAAAGCAGTATTAATGGCGCTTGAACGCAAGGGAAAAATTATCTTGTTCATCGACGAAGCACACATGATGAGCGGTGCAGGAACTGCCAACCAAAGTTCAAACGATCTTGCTAACATGCTGAAGCCTGCTCTATCAAAAGGAAACTTAAAAGTGATTGCTTCCACTACCTGGGAAGAGTATCGCAAGTATTTTGAAAAGGATCGTGCATTAATGCGTCGATTCCAAAGAGTAACTATTGACGAGCCGACACCGGAATTAACAATTAAAATTGTTAAGGGATTAAGAAGATATTATGAAAAACACCATAACGTCGCTATTACCGACGAAGCAATTGATCAGGCAGTTAAATTATCAGTAAAATACATGGCTGATAAGAAATTGCCTGACAAGGCTATTGATATTATAGATTGTGCATCAGCACGTTACAAGTTGAAAGATGATCCTGCAGAAGAAGGAATTCAACAAATAGTAGATGTTGAACAAATTACATATGAATTATCTAAGATGATTGATATGCCTTTAGAAACTGTAGCACAAAAGGAAAGCAAAAATTTAAGTGGTTTAGAAGAATCAATGAAGAAAGTTGTTTTTGGTCAAGACGATGCTGTTAATACATTACTTGATAAAATTTTTGTTGCACAGGCAGGACTTAAATCACCTAACAAACCTATTGGTTCATTCCTTTTCCTTGGTCCAACAGGTTGCGGTAAGACCGAAACAGCGAAACAACTTGCTGAAAAAATGGGCATGAATTTAATTAGATTTGATATGAGTGAATATCAGGAAAAACATTCAGTTGCAAGATTGATCGGTGCTCCTCCGGGTTATGTTGGGTATGAAGAAAATGCTGGTCAATTAATTACTAAGTTACAGGAAAATCCTCACTCAATACTATTGCTTGATGAAATTGAAAAAGCACACCAAGATGTTTCCAACATTCTATTACAATTTATGGATAACGGGTTCGTCACTGGATCTAATGGAAAGCAGGCAGATGGACGCAATACTATTTTGATCATGACATCAAACCTTGGTGCTGCTGACAACGAATCAAACACAATAGGATTTGACGATCTTGAAAAGGATGGCGAAGATGATAAGGCAGTTAAAAAATTCTTTACGCCTGAATTTAGAAATAGATTAGATGGAACCATTAAATTTGGTAAACTATCTACAGACGTTGTGAAATCAATTGTCGGTAAATTTATTGATGAATTAAATTCACAATTGAAGGATAAAAATATCTTAATACAATTGCAGGAAGATGCAGTCAACTATCTTGCCAAGAAGGGATATAGCAAGAAGATGGGCGCAAGACCATTATCAAGAATTATAGATAATCAAATAAAAACTCCTCTAAGCAAAAGAGTTCTGTTTGGTGATCTTGTTGATGGTGGTAAGGTAATGGTTTCAGTTAACGATGGAGAACTGGAATTTAGTGTTAGTCCAATGCCTAAGCCTTTAACTAAAGAAGAAAAAAAAGCAAGGAAGGCCAAAGCATTAGCAGAAAGAACAAAAGATGTCCAGCAAGAATCTACTGAAAGCGTATCAGATTTACAACAGTAAACTTGTTGTAGACAACTGTAGGGTTTAATTACGTTATGATACCAACTGCTAAAAAAACCAAACAGAAGTTTTACAACAAATATGTTTATAAAGTATCATTCATATTTCCCGGTTCTGGTGCACTAAGATATTATGACTTTGATAAATTGATAGATTTGTGCAGTGTTCCACCTGCTAATCAAGGCCCTTCTTATTCTTCATACGTTGATCAGGTTAAAAGCATAGTTTGGAAAAATAAGAACGATTGGTTGAAGATGGTTGGAATATTGACTCGATACGATAAAAAAGAATTTCAAAAAAGACTCGAGAGCGATATTCTTGATTTTTACACAAATAATGATGAATTATATAACGATCTTTGTAACACATTTCCGGATCGCATAAGAATTAGATTTCAACCACCAGAGGGTAAAAAGCAAGAAATATTGGATCATGAAAAACAAATATTAGTAAAAACATATCCACATAATGGAAAATACAAATATAAGACATTTCTTCAACCTCACAGAATACCCTCATCTGACAGATCATCATTGGATAACTGGTTAAAAAAACAGGGAGAAAAAATTACGTATTCCGATTCCATTTCTCGATGGTTATTAGGAAGCAATCATAATTGGGATAGACGATACATACTGGTTGATGAAGAAAGCACTCTTTTGATGATAAAAATGCGCAGTCCTATGCTGATAGGTAGCACACTCAAATATGTAATAAGCGATAAATAGTGTATGCCCACAAAAACGACAGTACTTTTAGAAAACATTTTTACAGAAGCACCCGCTGGTGATTCTTCATTTCGTGTTGGTGATAAGAAGAAGGGTGCTGGATATCACAAGAACAATGACGGTGTGCATACCGTTGTATATGCCTTAAATTCCTTCATAGGCACCATAAAGATACAGGGAACGCTCGCTGAATATCCTGGAGAAGACGATTGGGTTGATGTTGAGTTTACTGATGCAACCACGGAAATTGCTGGAGATAGTACGTTATACGGTGCTGCTGACAGCACAGATTACATAAATTCTAAGTCTTTTGTTGGTAAATTCAAGTGGATTCGCGCAGTATACAACGTACAAAATGGTCGAATTGTACAGATAAGATTCAACCACTAAAGACCTTTTTTCACTAAATACAGTATAAATCTAAGTAAGGGTTATTATAATGCGCGATCTATTGGACAAATTAAAATTATACGAACAGGACGAAGCCTATCAGGGCGAAGTTGAAGACTTTGAATTTACCGGCGATGACGGTGAAACAGGCTTTGGAACATTATATTACACAGCAGTCAACGGACAAGTTGATCCTAATTCGCTGAGAGGTGAAGCGGAAGGCGATGGTAACAATAAACTGGACGATGAATTAGCAACAGCAGTTGTGCAACCAGATGGTCCAGATCACGAAGCGGCATTAGAGGCTGCTCAAGAAGATTATGATGAAACTGCTCGCAGAATGATGAGCAAGTTTGAAGATGTTGACGACGAGCAAACATTTGAAGGTGAAGAGTTCTTTAATTACTATGGATACCTACCCTGGCACGAAGACGTACCTGTAGAAGAAGCAGAATACAGAGGACGCAAGGTTTCATTAGGAAAGCCAATGCGTGGTGATGTTAAAAAATTTAAGGTATACGTCCGAGATCCAAAGACTAAAAATATTAAGAAAGTTAACTTTGGTGATCCTAACATGAAGATCAAAAAATCCAATCCTGCACGCAGACGTTCATTCCGTGCAAGACATAACTGTGATAATCCAGGACCACGCACAAAAGCAAGATACTGGTCATGTAGGAAATGGTAAACAATGAAACTAAACGAATTATTCTCACCAATAGGCGCACCAAGCGATAAAGAAGACATTAACTGGTCAGAAGACCTAAAGTTTTTCGTTGATAATGATAATGATATATTGTCCAAGGTCATGTTTCCTGCTATAAAGAAACACATGACATATAAAGGACATCCTTCCGCTTATAAAATTTATATAAAGCCTTTAGAGCGTTGCAAGGAAATGTACGCAAAAAAATACAAATTAGATAATCCTGAAGAAAAAATTACAAAAGAAGCAATTATTCAGTTAGCAAGAGAAATGGCTGAACAACAAGAAAAATACATAGAGCGCGGCGACTATGAGAATTAAACAATTATTCGAGGACGATAATAATAAGCATGTCACCTTTTGTTTTGGTAGATTCAATCCTCCAACATTAGGTCACAAGCAAGTGTTTGATACCATGAAAGAAGTTGGTGGCGACATGCAAATTTTTACGACATTGAGCCATGATAGAAAAAAGAACCCTCTCGAATATAATACAAAAATAGAATTTCTTAAAAAAATGTTTCCTCGGTATAGTGAGTTTGTAATGAACGCACCGACTTTGAATACTATTATGAAAATTGCTTCTTATCTTTACGACCAAGGATACAGGCATGCTACATTTGTTTCTGGTAGTGATAGAATGGAAGGTTTCAAGGACCTATTAAACAGTTACAATGGTGTTGAAGGAAAGTCCCATGGTTACTATAAGTTTGAAACTTTAGATTTTGTTTCAAGTGGACAGAGAGAAGATGGTGGTGAAGGATTAGCAGGCATTAGTGCAACAGCAGCAAGAAGTGCCGCAGAAAATAATGACCTTGCAGCGTTTGCAAAAGCAACTGGTGCTGGAGAAAATATAGAAGATTTATTTCATGCTGTAAGGAAAGGCATGGGAATTGAAGATGAAAAAGATAGTGAGGAAGAAGATGAAAATAAATGAAGTCTCCATTCCGCCTATCAAAGCAAGAGATCCTAATTGGAAGGATATGGAATCACTTCGCAAGAGTGGGGCCGCTGGCGCTCATCGCGATAAGAAAAAAGAAATGAAACAGGGTAAAGTCAAACACAAGGGGAAAGAAATGGACGAATCTATCTACACACATCCAGCAGGAAATGAACTTTCCAGAATAGGAAGGATCCTAATGGACAAATCAATCACAGTCAAGGACGATGCGTTATCCAACGTAATGGGCAGACTGGGCGACGAATTAACACGATATGGCGAAGCAGGCGGAGCATCAAGTTTCGATGAGTTGATTAAGAGAGTTCGACTCAATAAAGATCAAGTTATGAAAATGATGAAGTGGGCTCAGAAGCAGGAAGATACTTCATTACAAAAAGTTAAGGACCCTGCTCCATCTGCAGATGATGAAGATGAGAAAGAGGAATCTGTATCAAACGAAAAACATGACAACATGGAATTTTCCGATAAAGAAATCAAGATGGCTTATGGAGTCCTAAACGATCCAAGATACAAGGGCGGTAACTATTCAGGTGCTGTTAGAACAATCGAAAAGATTGCAAAAGGACTGTCGGATCATCCGGGCGTTAAGAAAGCACTACAAAGAACAAACGAAGCGATATGCGCTGAATGTGGAAAGGCTCGCTTTGTTGCTATGCCTGAAGAAATTCAAAAGCAATACGAAAGCGTTAATGAGGAAAAGCAAAAAGGCATTGACGGTAAAGTATGCTGGAAGGGCTACAAGCGAATGGGCACCAAGATGAAGGGTGGCAAAAGAGTTGATAACTGTGTCAAGATGTAATGGAACTGGAGGAGTTAAAAAAACTTGCAGGCATCTATGAACGTCATGGTTGGAAAGCATATGACGGACCTAATTTATCCATTACAGGCACCGAAAAACAATACTTAGAAAAGAAGCACAACATACAACCAGGTACCCCTGAATGGTTTAAGTTGTGGTTCTCATTACCAAAACTAACAGGCGAGAAACCAATAGGATGAGATTCTTTGAATTCAAGAACGAGGAAGCAGCCGGAGTTGGCATAGTAACAAAACAGAATGCCACGGCAGACGTTCCTGTTGGTGGCGAATACATGAACGTCAAGAAACTATTCCCCAAGAAGAAAAAGAAAAAGGAAAGCATAGAAGAAGCATTCGTTGAACCAAACTTTGATTATGAATGGGAAGAAGCAAACCGCTATCCAGAGTTTCAAAAGATTGGCAAGGATGCTTGGATTGAACTTGCTAAAAAGGGCAAGGTAGTTACCATTACCAATGCAACAGGTATCAGCAATACAGATGCCACGGAGCCTGATAGTTTTTCATCGTTAGACAAGGACAAACAAGCAAGAGCATTAGCACAACTGGATAGTGGGGAAATTGAAATGCCTATTGTTGCTGTGTATAGTGATGGTCACAAAGAACTTATTGGCGGCAACACAAGACTCACTGCCTTGATGGCAAAGAAAATTCCAGCGATGGTATGGCAATTTGATGTGCCTGATGATATTGCTAACCTTGCAGTAAACAAAAAGGAAAGCATAGCATACGAAGATATGTTCCAAGGACTAAATCCTAAGTCAGAAATTTACGTTGATATGGATGGAGTTCTCGCAGACTTCTTTGGAGAGTGGAAGAAGTTGGTAGGCAAGGACTGGAGAGAAATTGGTAAGGACGAAATTGAACCAGCACTTAAAAAAATTAGAGACGAGGAAGACTTTTGGTTAAACATTCCTCTAACAGCAAACGCAAAAAAATTACTCAGCATTATTAAACAGGTTAAAGGAAACTACAAGATTCTAAGTTCACCATTGGCTAATGATCCTAAATCGGAACCACACAAGCGCGAATGGGTAGCGAAGAATTTAGACTTCTTCCCACCAACTGAAGTCATCATAACCAAGGATAAGGCGAAGTATGCGACAACCCCCGACGGCACACCTAATATCCTTATAGACGATTATGGTGTTAATATTGCAGCGTGGGAAAGTGCCGGAGGCATAGGGTTCAAGCACAAGGATCACAAGTTTGAAAGGACTGCTAAAAAACTAAAGGCAGAGATAGAAGAAAGTTTCCAAAGCCTCGTAAGAAATTACATAGAAGAAAAGTGGAGTGCCAAATACAAGAAAAGCATTAACTGCAACAATCCAAAGGGCTTTTCACAGAAAGCACACTGCGCAGGACGCAAGAAGAAATGAGAATATTTGAAGTAGTAGAAAACTTTGCTGATGATAAAAATCTACCAGATGAGTTTTTAAAAAGTAAATTTTACGATGAGGCTGACGATTGTAAAGAATCTACTAAAAAGTTTGTAGAATTTATGAAATCAAATAAACTTCCCGAACCCAAAGTTATTTGGCTTGCTCCACCAAAAGATATTAAAAAGTTTCCTGGTAAAAGCGGGCAGGGAGACGCACACATTATGCCTATAGTAGGTAATGATGCCATTGACTTTACGGCAAAACAATTCGGTGTAAATCAAATACCATTTATTACGCCCATGAGTAAGGTAAAACAAGTTTATAATGAAATAGGTGGATATTATACGGATGCTCCGGATTGGGTTCCGGGTAAGACTACACACATCGTAGGAACACTTAACAGTTTGCCACAAAAGGCATTAGGACTTGCAGAAAACTTTGCCGACGGTAAAGTAAAGGGCAAGAGCCGTCCAGGACGTGTAAAGCGTTCAGGTGCCAGTTGTAGTGGCAGCGTAACCAGCCTAAGAAAACGTGCCAAAAATGCAAGTGGTGAGAAAGCCAAGATGTATCACTGGTGCGCAAATATGAAGAGCGGTAGGAAAAAGGGTAAATAGTGTTATGTTATTAAGAGAACTTTTTAAAGCAAAAGAAGATTCACTTCAGGAATTCGATCTTGGTAGTGTTTGGACAGGAATAAAAACCTTAGGTAAGGGCCTATTATCGGCTCCTGCTGCTGCCGCACAAATAGCACTCACACCATCAGACACTGCAAAATATGATACAATGGATGCTGCATCAAGTGTATATCAAGGTGCATTAGATAAAGGATTAAGTGGTGCTGAAGCAGAAAAACTTGCACAGGATTTTGAAAAATCACTAAAGGCAAATCCCAATGATCCAAAGGTGAAACAAATACACAGCCAATATGCTGCTTGGGATGATAACTTTAATGAAATCCCAGGTTCAACAAAAGTGGCCAAACCTGCTACGGACATCAAACCAGACTTAGTGGTTAAACCTAAAGTTTCAACAGCACCAGTTGATGATCCTACAACAAAAATTCCACAAATATCAAAATCAGAAAAACCAGTCGATCCAAAAGATTTTGAAAAGGCCATTGCGGGTAATGATGTTAGAAAAGTCTCAGACGCCATTCCTAATGTTGTTACAAATACAATGGCTGCTGATAAACTTGCCACACAAACATTTAAGAATCCTACAGAAATAGAACAGGGTATTAAATCTGTTGTTGGTAATAAAATGCCGGCGAGCAACATCAGTGCATTAGCAGCAACGGCAGCAAAATATGCTATTCCAGCAGCAGGTGTTGTTGCATTGTTATATGGTGGTAAAAAATTATATGATTATCTAACAAAAGAAGAATCTATGAAAAATAATGAAAGCCAATACACACCAACACGTGATAAGGAAGACTACTTTGCCAAGAAGAAAGCACTACAGGATCTACAGGCAGATCCAAACACAGCAAAGGATCCTGAACTACAGAAAGAATTAATTAAGCGTAAGAAAGCACTGGATAAGGATACTAAAGAACATTTAGATCTATTAGATATTATTAAATTAGCGGGCATGGAAGAAAGTGCCACAGCAGGTGCTACAAGTTCTGCTAACATAGCAACTGTTGCTAACCCACATTTGAGTCCAGGACAAGCACGTGGTAAGAAATCTTACACAGGCAGTCCTTGGGGTGGTAAATCAGGCACAAAGGCACCCCCTCAACCAAGCGTAAAACAGCCTAAAAAGTCGGATGGAACTGCCAAAAATGCGCTTGATATGAAAAACAATATTTTTGGCGAAAACCCTATTAGAAGATAAATACAGTATGGACCAAGAAAGAATGAATAAAGTTGACGATCACGAAGCCAAAATGGCTAAGGCAGAACTATACAAATCTGCACAGTATTCTGCCAAGTTGTTTAAAATGATCGATGACAATGAGGAACTTGAGGGTTGGGTTCAATCAAAGATAACAAAAGCATCAGATTATCTTTCTTCAGTTTATCATTGGATGGAATACAACAAAATGGCCAAGTCTGCTATGAATGACGGTCCACAAGATTTTGAGGAAAGTGTGCATGAACAAATTAAAAAACAACTTTCTGAAAAATGGACAACAAACTACAAAAAGACAACAGACGGTAACAAGGATTAAAAATGGACTTTAGAAATATCATTACAAAAATGCGCGAAATAGATCCTACTACGCCAGGTGAGGATTTACAGCGTTTAACGGCACTGGCAGAATCAACAGGTATTTCTATGGGCGCAAAAGAAAGTCCAAAAGAAATTATCAATGAAGATGTTGAAGTAGTTTCCGAAAAAGCAGTTAGCAAGAAGCAACAGAGATTTATGGGCATGGTTCATGCAGCACAAAAAGGTGAAAAGCCTGCTTCTAAGGAAGTTGCTAAAGTTGCTAAAGACATGAAGAAGAAAGACGCAAAAGATTTTGCATCAACAAAGCACAAGGGTTTACCAGAAAAGAAAAAGGCAAAGAAAGAATCAATTGAATTAGTTGATGACTTTGGTGAAATTGTTGAGGCTAAGAAAAGTGCCGCACAGAAAAAAGCGCAAGAGAAATTCAAGAACATGGTTAAAGGCAAGAAAGGCGATGACAAGGACTCGATGGACGAGTCGTCGGCTAAGCCAGACTTTCTTGACATTGATAAGGATGGCGACAAGAAAGAGCCGATGAAAAAGGCAGCCAAGGATGCTAAGAAAGGCAACAAGAAAACCGATGAAGGAATCGGTGGAGCACTTGCGGGTGCTGCGGCTGGTGACAGCATCATGGGTAAAATCGGTGGTGCATATGTTGGACATCAGACTCAAAAATCTCTTAATAAATCAGAAAAGAATATTAAGAAAATTGCCAAGGCATTACAAAATAAAGGAATTAATGTAGATATTGATGAAGCAAGCAAAAAGAAAACTGTCAAGGAATCAGTAGAACCTAAGATGTCATTTGTTGAAATGATGAAGTTGGTTCGCGAAAGTGGCGGACAGCAGGCAATTGATCCACTTGATGATGTTCTTTGGTCTTGGGCAAATAGAGTTGCTCAATCAAAAGTGGAAGAATCTACCAAACAGGAAATTTTCGCAGCAATGGTATACGAAAGAAACGGTGGACGTTTTGAAATGTATGACGTTGTTGAAAAGGGACTAAACGAAGGCAAGGACTGCAACTGTGGTCCAGACTGTGCGTGTAAAGGCAATTGCGGTGACGACTGCAACTGTGGTCCAAACTGCGGCAAATAATTTTTTACCAAAATTAACAAAAAGCCAGTTAATTAGTTGACTGGCTTTTTTTGTGACTATATAATAATATCATTAACCAGGAGAAATAAATGTCAAGAAATTATGGACCAGAAGAAAAAGCAAAATTAGAAAGATTAATCAAAGAAGGTTCAAATGTACTTAGAGAAGTTGAAGACCTTAACGAAGGATTAAAAGACACCGTAAAGGCTGTCGCAGAAGAACTTCAAATCAAACCAAGCACAATTAATAAAGCAATTAAAATTGCACACAAGGGTGATTGGGCCAAGCACGAAGAAGAATGGTCAGAAATTGAAGGTATCTTAGGTATTACCAAGAATCTACCAGACGACCAAAATCAACAGTAAAGGCTAATGACCATTTTGGATCAAGTAAAAGCCTTCTGGCTAAAATCATACCGCAGTGATAAAACTGCATTCTTCTTTGAACTCGTAAGTTTTATATTCACTGTGGGTGCAAGCCTAACACTGGCAATTAATGCCAAGGATCCAAACATGCTCTATGTGTATCCAGGATTCTTCATAGGCAGCATTACGCAGTGCTACGCATCATTTAGGCGAGGAGCGGCATGGGTGATGATGCTTACATTCTATTTTAGTTTGGTTAATGTATTTGGATTTGGCATTGCTTCAAATTGGTGGTAAAGATAGGTTGACAGGCTGTAACTTTTCTGTTAAACTATACACATATGCTTAAAAAATTAAACGTAATTATTCAAGGTCTCAAATATAATGATTTAGAAAATTGGTACGAAAGATTGAATAATAAGAAAACTTTTAAAGGTTTAACTAAAACACAAAAGAAAATCCACAAAGTATTAGAAGATAGATTGTGGTTTGAATACAGAGTTTAATGCCAAAAAAGAGAAAGAAAAATTTAATGAATAATTACAAGGATCATTCAACTTATAATCCAGAAATTCATACCAAGACAAAAGGTGGCTATGGATTTGGAATGAAACGAGGTGCCAAAGAATTAGAATACGAAAGTAGCGGAGTTAACCTGGCATCTGTATTTGGATGGGAAGTTCCTGATAGATTAAAACATATCAAGGAAGCAATTGATAAAAGGAATGGAAAATAATAAAATAATAATTTCCAATCACATAGGACCGGAAGGTGCTCCGGCAGATAGAATTTACGGAAGCCCAGCAAGTGGAGGGCAGTTAAGATTAATACAAGCAGATTACACCGATTACAAGGGAAAGATACACAAGAAGCAACTTATTCTAAAGGGAATAGACGGAAACAATTTCAAATCACACTGCTTCGTCACTGACGATGGTAGATGGTTTGATAGAACCGGTATTCCAATGTTAAAACCAACTGAGATTGTAGAAGATGAAGAAAGCATTCAAGGATCGAATGAAACTGATACAACTGTGGCTACAGTGGAAGAAAAAATAAATGAAAATTGATTCAATACTCAAATGGGCAGCGACTGTTATCCTAATCATAGGAACATTTGTTAATGCAACATTCCCTAATTTGTATCCTCTGGGGCCAGCACTGCTTGCCGCGGGTGGTATAGTTTGGTTGATTGTTTCGTTCATGTGGAAGGAACCTGCACTAATAGTTACGAATGCGGTACTAAGCGCAGTGGGCATTATTGGTATTAGTCTGTTTTATCTTGCATAATGATTTGCAAGGATATATAATATGAAGAAGGTTTTGTCCGCCACTAAAGGACTGTTTGGTATTTGTCAGCCGAAAATGACATGTAAGGAGAAAAGATGAGTTACGTAGATGCGTTCTATGACCGAAATGAAGACATTATTCGAATTGTCGAAAGAAAGAACGGCAAGAGAACTTTCACAGAGTATCAACCCCGACACATATTCTATTACAAGGACCCCAAGGGCAAGCACACGTCAATCTATGGCGAAACACTACAGCGTGTAACAGCAAAGAACATCAAGGAACTGCGCAAGGAACTTGCGATACACTCCAACAAGAAACTATACGAAAGCGATATCAATCCCATCTATCGTTGTCTCGAGGACAACTATCTAAACATCGACGCACCAAAACTGAACGTTGCGTTTTTCGATATTGAGGTTGATTTCGATCCAGAGCGTGGATACGCATCACCGGAAGACGCATTCATGCCAATCACTTCCATTGCCGTGCATTTGCAGTGGATGGAAGAACTAATCTGTTTGGCAATTCCTCCCAAGACGCTGAGCATGGCAGAAGCACAGAAGGCAATTGAAGGAATCCCCAACACCATACTCTATGACAACGAAGCGGACATGCTGGATGCATTCCTTGACCTGATACAGGATGCGGATGTGTTGAGTGGTTGGAACTCGGAGGGTTATGATATCCCATACACGATTAACCGTGTAACAAAAGTGTTGAGTAAGGAAGACACAAGGCGTTTTTGTTTGTGGGATCAGTATCCTAAGAAACGAACTTATGAAAAGTTTGGCAAGGAATCACAGACATATGATCTAATTGGTCGTGTGCATATTGATAGTTTGGAATTATACAGGAAATACAACTACGAGGAAAGACATACGTACAGGCTGGATGCAATTGGTGAGCTTGAAGTAGGCGAAAAGAAAACCGTATATGAGGGTTCTCTTGATGCACTATACAACAATGACTTTAGAACGTTCATTGAATATAACAGACAGGACACTGCGCTGTTGGACAAACTGGACAAGAAACTAAAATTTATCGATCTCGCAAACACAATTGCACACGAAAACACGGTTCTTATTTCAACAACAATGGGTGCCGTTGCCGTTACGGAACAGGGCATTATCAACGAAGCACACAGGCGTGGAATGATTGTTCCCAATCGTATTAAGCGTGAGCCAGGCAGTGAGCCTGCGGCAGGTGCGTATGTTGCGTATCCCAAGAAGGGCATACACGAATGGATTGGTAGTGTTGACTTGAATTCACTGTATCCTTCCGTGATTCGTGCATTGAACATGGGTCCAGAGACTGTTGTTGGGCAACTAAGACAGGACGGCACAAGGCAACACATTGATGCACAGATGGCCAAGGGCAAATCATTTGCGGCTGCTTGGGAAGGCATGTTTGGCAGCGTGGAATACTCATCTGTGATGGAAAAAGAAATAGGCAGGCAGATTACGATTGACTGGGAAAACGGAGACAACGATACATTAAGTGCCGCACAGATTTATGATCTAATCTATGAAAGCAATCAACCATGGATGCTCAGTGCCAATGGCACAATCTTCACGTATGAAAAAGAAGGCGTGATACCCGGCCTACTCGCACGTTGGTACAAGGAACGTAAGGAGATGCAGGCCAAGCAGAAGGAAAGCCAGAACGCAGGCAACAAGATTGAAGAAGAATACTGGGCAAAGCGACAGTTGGTCAAGAAGATCTTGCTGAACAGTTTGTATGGCGCTATTCTTAATCCCGGTTGTAGATTCTTTGACAACAGGATTGGTCAATCAGTTACACTAACCGGACGTAGCATTACACAACACATGGCTGCTAAGATCAATGAAATCGTAACGGGTGAATATGATCATACAGGCAAGGCAATTGTTTATGGTGATACTGACTCCTGTTACTTTACGGCATACAGCGTTCTCAAGAAGGACATTGATGCAGGAAAGATTCCATGGACCAAGGACAGCGTTATTGAATTGTATGATACCATTGGTGAAACGACCAATGACTCGTTTGGCAAGTTCATGGGTGAAGCATTCCACTGTCCCAAGAAGCGTTCGGAAGTGATTGCGGCAGCACGTGAAATTGTTGCGAGCAAGGGACTGTTCATTACCAAGAAAAGATATGCCGTTCTCTACTATGACATTGAGGGTTTTAGAACTGACACGGAAGGCAAGGCGGGCAAGATCAAGGCAATGGGCTTGGACCTAAAGCGTTCGGACACACCAGTCGTGATCCAGGACTTCCTAAAGAATGTTTTGGAAATGGTCTTGGAAGGACAGGAACGAGAGCGTGTGCTTGATTATATTACGGAATTCCGAACGGAATTCAAGGCACGTCCGGGTTGGGAAAAGGGTTCTCCAAAGCGTGCCAACAAGATTACTGAATACGAAGCCAAGGAAAAGAAAGCGGGCAAGGCTAATATGCCTGGACACGTAAGAGCAAGTATCAATTGGAATACGCTCAAGCGCATGAATGGCGACAAGTATTCAATGAACATTACGGACGGTGCAAAGGTCATCGTGTGTAGGGTAAAAGATAATCCAATGGGATACACATCAGTTGCGTATCCGGTAGATGAACTAAGGCTACCGGAATGGTTCAAGGAGTTACCATTCGATGACGCAACTATGGAGAATACGGTCATCGACGAAAAACTCAATAACCTAATTGGTGTTTTGGAATGGGACATAAGCAAGACTCGCAATGATAATAACTTTAACAAATTATTTGATTTTGAGTAAAAAAACTCTTGTGTTTTATGCAAAACCTAAATATAATGTAAGTGTATAGGAGAATTCAATGAAAGACATTTTACAAGATATCGTTGGACATACACAGAACTTAGGATTCCTAACGACTGTGAAGGTGACCGGCGAAGAAGACAAGACGGCGATATTTTCCATGGCTGATGATAGATCAGTTATCATGGAAGCAGAAACACACAATCCGTATCCGGACATGATTGGCACGTTCGGCATGCCACAACTACAAAAATTAAAATACTTAATCGATGGTAGTGAATATCAGAAGGATGCAAAGATCAGCATTACGACCGCTGAAAGAAATGGTGCAACAATTCCTGTGGGAATCCATTTTGAAAATGCGGGCGGTGATTTTAAAAATGACTATCGTTTCATGAACATGGAAATCATTAACGAGAAGATGAAGACCGTTAAGTTCCGTGGTGTTAATTGGGACGTGGAAGTTGTTCCATCACTGCCTGGCGTGCAGCGTTTTAATTTCCAGGCTGGTGCCAACCCAGAACATCCAACATTCCTTGCAAAGACCGAGGATGGTAACCTAAAGTTTATCTTTGGTGATGCTTCAACGCATGGTGGTGAGTTTGTGTTTGCACAGAACGTGGAAGGAAAACTTGACAGAGGCTGGACTTGGCCTGTTGCGAGCATTCTTGCTATCCTAAAGATTGCGGATGTGAATAACACCAAGATGAGCATTTCAAACGAAGGGGCCATCCAGATTGAACTTGATAGTGGTTTGGCAAAATACAAATATATCATTCCAGCACAGGCGGCCTAAATAGAGTTATGAAAAAACCAGTCAATCTTACACCACTACAGAAGGACTACGCTGTGTATCTACCAGCGATTAGTTGTTTCTTTTCGACATACATATCCAAGCAGAGATACGAGGAGTTCATTCCAAAGGATAGAGTTCCCGCAGGCTTTGATAGAGGCATTGAGGGAATGAACTTCCTCAATGAGGAAGAAGGATACTTTACATACAAGTATGGATTGTATTCCGCAGGACACGCACAACTAAACTTGGACAAGACCATCAAGATGGATAGTATGGTGCAAGAGCGTGAAAGAAGCAAGACCATGATACTTGGTGACTCGGGTGGTTATCAGGTTGGTAAGGGTGTTCTTAAGTTTGATTGGCTAAACTTTGAAGGTCCTGCTGCTAACAAGACAAGAGATGATATTCTTAATTGGCTTGAACTAACAGCAGATTGGTCAATGCTACTTGACGTTCCGACTTGGGCTTGTGATCACATTCACTCTCCTAAGACAGGACTAAAGAGTTTTGAGGACTGCTTGGACAAGACAAGATTCAATAACAAGTATTGGTTAGAGCGCAGATTAGGACAAACCAAGTTCCTAAACGTTTTACAGGGCTCAGACTGGGATACTGCTGAAAGGTGGTATGAAGGTGTCAAAGAATTCTCCGACACCAAAGTTTGGGGAGATAAGGCCTGTGAAGGTTGGGCAATGGGTGGTGCTAACATGTGCAAGATGCCTATTACACTAAGACGTTTAATGACCATGAAGTTTGATGGCATGCTGGAAGGCAAGGATTGGATGCACTTCTTGGGTACAGCACAACTTGATTGGTCTTGCTATCTTACTTCAATTCAACGACAGGTACGTAAACACATCAATGAAAATTTTACAATCAGTTTCGACTGCGCAAGTCCTTTCATCGCTACAGCACACGGGTTGGTGTATACTAACGCCCAACACACAAGTAAACGTTGGTCAGTTATTATGGACAAGGCCCCTGATAATAAGATGCTTGCCAAACGGCATGATATTCCTTTCCCGTTCGAAAGCGAAATTGGAAGACGCCTTAGCATCGCGGACATATGCCACTATGCACCAGGCATGCTAAACAAGATTGGCAAGGAAGGCAAGACAAGTTGGGATTCATTTGGTTATGCACTTATGATGGCACACAATGTTTATTGCCACATCGTAGCAGTGCAAAGAGCAAACAATTTAATGGACATAGAATTACAGAACAATCGTCCGGACTGGAGACGCTGGAGAAAGGTCAAGGAAGCGGACAAGAGTGATGAATATTCTGAATGGGTGCCACGCAACATCCTATACTTTGACAGATTCATAGAAGAACTATTTGAGTGCAAGACCAAGGACGAAGCATTTGCCATGATCAAGCAGGCGGATGGTTTCCTTAAGGATTTGGAAGGTGCAAGGCTGCGTGGTGGAGTTACTAACGAATTTAATAGAATGTTCGTGGAGGTAGATGACGATGGTGAAGAGAAAACACCTTGGGCAGATGACAGAGAAGATGGAGAATTGGACAAACTCGAAAAACAACTACAGGAGGCGTGATATGGGTGACTATACACAAAGGCTGAAATGGTTAAGGGAAACACACCAATATCTAAATAAGAAGATCGATACAATGGAAAAGACTGGTAAATTTTCCGATGAACAAATTTCCGAAATGAAACGTGATCGTCTTAAAATGAAGGACGAAATCGAAAGGATAGAGAAGGAACACGCATAATGCAACGTGATTATGAAACTGGTAGTGCAAGTGACGTAAGATTTTTTACAGGTGTAGAAGTTGAAAAAACTCCTGCACACGGAATGCAAACTCTATTCGTTACGGGTCTAAATGATCCGAGCATCATTAGGGATCATGCACAGGATGTTAAACACATCTTCTTTGGTGCCAATCACAGTTTCGATCCTGCTTCACAGAATCACAGTGCGGACTATTATGAGGAATGGGAAAAAAT